GTTCTGAGTTTTCGTCTTTATGAAATGCGACATTTTTGATTCTAATTCTGGAAGTTGGAACTAGTAAGTGAGCAGTTGCATCTCGTCGCATTTGATCAAAAAATATTTCTTGATCTCCTTCAACATCCAATGACTCTTGTGTTGGAGGAAACATTTTGAAATTCTTAGCTGGAACAATGTAAGCAATCATTCCATTACCATATGCTTCGGAAAGAGCGCATTTATTATAGTCATCAAAACCCATTTCACCTTTCATACTTGGAAGAGAATGACAAGATCTGATGCTTTGGTGATCGGACATTCTAAAGACATCAACAGGATGGCGAGAATAGATTATGTAATTTCTCTCAAGGTATTGATCCATGTTTCTAACAAGATCATCAAAAGATTCAATAGCATATTTTGCAAAGTTTTCAAAAGATTCAAAATCGATTCTACTTTTTGTGAAGAATTCCTTCATTGTTAAGGAGGTAGATGTACCAAGCCAATAATCTTGAGCATCATAAAATTTCATAACCTTTCTGTATTCGTCTGCTGTGTGTTTTACAACTGGGTCACTAATGTTTGCTGGTAAAGAATATTTAGCTTCAGCAGGAAGTTTATCTAGTTTGCCTATTTTTGAGAGTTTTGCGTATCTTTTGGCTGCTTCAAAATGTTCTGCTCCGGCTTCTCTTTGAATTTTGTTTCTACTATTGTTAACAAAGTTGATAATGCCACCTAAAACCTTTGGTAAATTAAGAGTGATTGTTTTTCTAGAAACGCCTTGGTTTCCTTTTCCATCAATGAAATGAGAGACTTTTGTTTTGGAGCAAAGAATTTTTCCGCCTTTGACTTTACCAGCTAGTTTGCCTTTTGTTTCATCATGATATTCTAGATTGGACGCTGGATCTACTTGCCACCCAAAGGCATTGAGAGCAGAAATTGTGTTAGCTAGAGGTGTCTCTTTTTTGAGACCAGAAACAGGTTCAATTATTCTATATGAATTCCCAAAGATATTACTAAAAGGTAATTCACTAACAGGAATCTCCAAAGCTTCATCAAGATAGTCAATTTCTTCTTGTGTCGCTTCGTTAAGTTCTTGTTCTTTTAAAAATTTATTCCAATTTTCTAATATTAATTTCATCTCTTATCCTACAAAAATTCCGTTGGGAACATCGCTCATAATGCTTTTTGCATTCTCTGCCATTTCTTTATCTGAAGCAATAAGCTTCGGATATGTCATTTCATCAAGAATTGTCTTTAATTCGTCTCGGAGAGCTTGTTGCTCTTCCTTAGCTTGACTTAACAAGTCGGACGCGTTTAAACTGATATTTTCCCCAGGAATTGGAACATTTCCACCAAACTTTCCGCGTATCTGTCCAAGGGTTTCTTTTGATAATGCGAGAGCAAATCTTCTAATCCATTGATGTCCAATTGAATTGATATTCTCGTATGGAATATTCTCAAATGGAAGAGTGTTCATGTTGTTGATGCCTTTCTGTCCACCGTCATTATCATCTTGCCAAATGTCTTGATTATCAACTGTAAATCTAAACCAGAACTTCTCTGGAGAGACACTATCTGGGATTGGGTATAATCTTAGCTTATTGTTGATAATTTCGTAACTGTAATGCGATGTACGAGTATAAAGGTGGTCCTCATAGGATATAGCTTGTATCTTGTTTTGCCAAGCCGGAATTACCTGAAATGAGGAATCATCTGCATATTGTCCATAAGTATGAAAGTCACCAACAACGTTAAGACCACCATAGTATCCATAAAAGCGCCACATCTGACGAGGAGTTATATAAAATACATCACGTATCTTAACTCTTTTTTCACCAACAATTGAACTATATGTACTGTCTGCTTCCAAGATTGCTTGAAGATCATAATCTTGTTTATCTGAAACTGTATCAAAAGAAGCAGAATATATTTCTTGTCTACCGCCAACACCGGCTTCTGTTGCAAATCCATCCCCAATACGAAATGCTGATTCGAAAGAGAAACGAGGATAAGTTAAAGCAACATTTTGTCCTTCCAAAGCATGCGAGGCTGATAGTTGACCTGTATGTGTAAATGAACCGGTTGTGCCACCGAGAGCAGATCCGATTATATTCTTTGATTGATGAATGTTAACGAGATATGAATATTCCAAAACAGCATCTTCAAAGTTGGCGTATACGTTTTCTTCTGTGAGTTCAATGTCAAGAACATCTCCACCTAATCTTTTGTATGTAAAAGCAACCTGAGCAACAGCACCAGATAAAAATTCTGTAGAGTTAGCATAAACTCCCAAAGGTAAAGCAGCAGCAACATTTGAAGTGCTTCCTGTCTTTGGCAATGTAATAGCTGATGTTTGTGAAGTTGGTGTTAATTCTGGTAATGACATTCACGATCCTCCGTGTCATACCTAAATAGTTTATATAAAGAGAAAGCCTCTATTCAGAGGCTTTGCTTTCTTGTGCTGCTTTCTTTTTCTTTTCGGCAGCTTCTTTCTTCTTGCGAGCGGCTTCGGCTTTTTTCTTTTTCTCAAGCTCGGCTTTCTTTGCTTCTTCAGCAGCTTTCGCAGATTCTGCTTCAGAAAGTCTTTTCTTAGCCACCATTCTTCGTCTACCAGACATAATAATCTCCTTAAAATTGTAAAATAATTAGTAATTTGTAAATAAAAAGCCCTTCACAAGGAAGGGCATTAATTGATAGGCTTAACACTACAGGTCTGATGGTACAACAAAACCATGAATGTAAATAACTAATTTACCTCCTGTCATGTCAGCATCCGATCCGGTGGCTCCCGCACAGATGAAAAGAAATTCATCTTCAAGATTGTTAGCATCGTATGGAGCAGATACATCTTGCCCTAATGTTGTGAGGGCTCCATGATTAGTAACTACTGTACCTGAAGGATCCGCTCCTCCATTTGCAGTCGCAGAAGCATGTTCTAGAGCGATATCAGTAACACCACCGGTAGGTGCTTCTAGAAGAATAGTTCTAACTTCTGTGATAACTCCAAATTTAGCTTGTGTTAGCTGTGTCAAATGCGCTTCTTTAGCGTCAACCCCGATAGCATATCTATCAGTTCCCGGTGCTTCAATATCAGCAGCAGAAGTTCCAAGATCGACAACGATTTCTGTGATGATTTCTTGTCCTTGTCTGTGTTGTGTGGCACTAGCAATAGCTCCTGAGATACCAGCACCTGCTTCTAGAGCAACACTTTGTCCTTTTTTTTCTAGTGCATAAAGTCTTTTGCGTCCTAAACGTTTCATAATATTTCTCCTTATAAATTTAATATTATTGCAATAACTTGTGTTTAATCAATGAAGCATACCAGCGGCCTCGGCATGAATCTTTCTAGGGACAGCCGCCCCGTCCCAAGGAGAATAAATCCAAGTTGTTATAAATAGTTCTTAAAAAAACAAAAAACCCCCAACCAAAATGGAAGGGGGTTTAGTTGTCTAACTAATCAAATTTGACTAGGAAGAACCTTCTTCACCAAGAAGACCACGAACGATAACAAGACCGTACATGTCAGGGCGAACCATTTTCTTCGCATAGCGAGTCATGACACCCTTACGTGGTACGAACGATTCTGGATCGAAGATTGTAGGTGTAGTTTGGAGAGGTACATACGGAGCATATACATATCCAGACTCAAGGAAGCTATTTCCTTTACGTCCTACAAGAAGTACATTACGTGGGAAGTAAGGATCAACGATAACGTCGAACTTACGGCTGAGAGATCCAACCTTAACAGCACCGATTTCACCCTTGTCAGCATCAGCAGTTACGTTTGCACGGAATCCGCTAGTGAATTCAAGAATGTTAGCAACTTCAGGAGAAACGATTACGAAGTTCGCTCCACCACGAAGTGTCTTACGGTGAATTTGAGCAGAAACATCATTGATTGTTTCAATGAGGGTCTCATACCATTCACTTACTGTTCCAGTGAAATCAGGAGCAGCAGAAGATGCACCGAGTTCAGCACCAGTTTGCTTGTTTACAAAAAGACCTGGAGAACGAGACCAGTAATATACAGCAGCAGTTGCGCCATTTACAAGGTCAGCAAGGATCTCACGATCAATTTCAAGAGCAATTTGCTCAGAAAGGATAGAAGTCAATTCTACCTCAGCGTCCAAGTTATGGTAAGCATTCAAGTCTTGTCCAAGTTCTGGAGTCCACTTTGCTTTCAACTTCTTGGTTTGAGCTGTGATAGCAGTTGAATCAACCTTGATATCGATCTCTGGAATATTTGCACTGTTTTCAAGCAACATTTGATAATCACTCAAAGCTCCAACTCCATTTGATTTTTCTGAAACAGTATCAGCAATTGGATAAGTAAGATCAGCAGCAGCAATTGCAGTTGATAAGTTAGCTGCAGCAGTATCAGTACAATCTGAACCGGTAGCAGTAAATACAAAACGAATAGTAGCAGCACTGTTCATAGAGTCAGCAGAAGCAACTTTATCAGTTAAACGACGAATTTGAGTTATGGTAGGAGTACCACTCAAACCACTAACATCCGCAGCTGCCATATTAGCAATTACAAACGCTGAAAGATTATCAAAATCTGGATCACCGTCGTTAGAAGAAATATCAGTCTTGGTAACGTCAATAACAACTACACCTAAAGAACTATCAGTAACAGCGAGAAGATCAGCATCATATTTAATTTTTTTAGCATCATCCTCTGAAACAGATCCATTCAATAAGAAAACTCGTGTTTTAGTGTTAGCGCTAGCAGGAATATCACCGCTATTTGCACCTGCTGGTGAAGCATATGCATAACCAGTCATACCATTCCGACCAGGACCGCTGAATCCTGCTTTAGTACTCGCACTTACAAGATCAACTCCGTCAATGACTTGAGAACCAACTTGATCAGTACCGTAGATAGATTTATCAGCAACGTTACCAAGACGACTAGTTTGAGAACCAGATCCTAGGTTTGGTGAAAATTTAAAATCTAGGAAGAAGATGAGTCCGGAAGGAAGGCTCATCGGTTGAACGCTAACCAATTGGTTTGCGATAAGTCCGGCGAATACACGACGAACGATTGGGAATGCAACAGCAGCGAAACCTTCAACGTCACCTGGGCTACCTGCCATAACAGATGCCTCGCGAAGAAGTTCTTTTGCTTGATTTTCAAGAAGACGAGCCATTCCTGCTTTCTCGTGTTCTGATTGAAGACCTTCAAGTAGACCGGTTTTTCCCCACTTGGAAAGAAGAGCAGAGCCTTCCTTCTTCATGTCACGGTTTACGATGCCTTCTGTAAGTGTTTCAATAATAGACATTTTTTAACCTCCTTAAATATTGTTATTTAATGCCCGCAAGTTTTTTCATGTGTTCGGCAAATGTATGCTCTTCACTTTCATTAACTTGCTGTTTTCTACGTGGAAGAATTCCTGACAAAGTAGATTTTCTTGTTACAGACTCGCTTAGGGTTCTAGGGGATTTATTATCCTTACCAGAAGTTACCGTAGCATTCAGAGCCTCATGAAGATTTCTTGCTTCTTCGGGAGTTCTTGCCTTGGCGATGGCTTCGACAATTTTAGATTTTTGTCGCTCATTCAAGGAGGCATCGCCTAATGTTTTGTTTGAATAAATCAATTTAGCGTTTGATAAAAGCGTCTCATTAAGTTTATCGGACAGCTTCTCAACAGCATCTTTATATTGTTTATTCTTCAATTTAAATCGTTTGAGAGTTTCTTTAAGGTTCTCATTTTCCTCTGCTTTTGCCTCAGCATATTCTTTGGCTTTACGCATTTCTTCATAGTACTGTAGGGTTTCTTTATCAGTACGGAATGTTCCATCTTTAGAATCAGATCCGATGAGCATATCTACTATGAGTTCTTCTTCAAGTAGTTCTTCATCTTCTTCATCACCCATTTCATTGATAAGATCAATAATTTCATTAATTATTTCTGATTCGTCAAGATCATCTTCTTCTTGAAGATCAAGTCCGGCAAGAATATCATCTTCTTCTCCGTCTTCCTCTTCATTTCCAAGATCCATAGCTGGTTCTTCTGGGGCAACATCTGCCGCTAGATCATCATAACTTTCTACCGGCTTTTCTTGTTTTTCTTCGGAACCTACCATATCACCGAGATCTAGTTCATTTTCAAAATCTGACATCTTGAAAGAATACATCACCTCTTGATCTTCGTCTCCTTGAAAAGCAAATGGAGCATTGTCAAGAGGTTCCATCATATCTTCTTCTGCTCCAGAAGGATCATTAGGATCAGCATCAACTTCTTCTTCTTGAAGAAGATCTTCTTCGGTAACCGAAGAGCATTCAGCTTCAGAAACCACAAAAGGCTTTGTATTTTCGTTTTGAAGAGTCATTTTACCATCTTCAACTTCCATTACATTATATATTTGTCCTTCATATTTAACTTTACTATGGGTTTTATCAGCACTAGAACTTTCTTCTAGTAGGCTTTCAACTGCATCCTTTATCTGTGGTGCAAATTTTTCAATAAGTGCTTGCTCTGCGTTTTTGAGAGCAGCTTCACGCAACGCCTGTGCGTCGACGATAGCTTGTTCTAACATTGAAGACATTAAGTTAACTCCTAAATAATACGTATCATTCTAAATAGTGATAAAAGGAAGAAAAAGACCTAAGCCGTTACAAACTGTATATATTACTATAATAATCATAAAGATCAGTGATTTCAGATTCCGTTAAAGCTCTAGAGAAAATACCAGCGACTGCTATTTTGCCTTCATAATAAGCATCACCACCTGCTCTAGAGCGACCAATATAATTTTGAGATCTATCACTATTGCCTGGCAGCATTGTAAAGGAGTTAGTCGTAATCAAAGTTCCATTTCGGTAAAACTTTGCATTAGTTCCATCTGTTGTGACGACATAATTCGCTAGAGTATTATTTAGAATTATATTTGAGGATGTTGCGGTCTTTGAAGGGTTGTAATATTCTAGCGTCATACTGGTACCAGTTGAATTTCGACCAACATTTAATGAATCACCGCCAACACTAAAATCCACTAGTCTTTCCCAATTGCTTCCAGCGCCTAGATCAGCAACGAAAAAGAAAGTTGCTCCACCTGTAAAGTCAGCAAAACCGGTTGGTAAAGTTATATGTTGACTACTTGATCCATCAAACTCAAACAATTTATCTGTGCCGTTCCAAGTAGGTGTATTGACTAGTGTCGCATCATTGCCTGTCGAAGAAAGATCGGTCCATGTTGTTCCAGATCCTCCGTAGCTATCCGAATTAGAAGCATCCAGGAATAATAATGAATTACTTGGAATTTCTACTGGTCCACCTGCCACTGTTGAAGAGAAAGAACCAATAGTGGTATAGGCATCTGAGATTCTTAGAATTTCAAATTTTGCAAAACTAATCTGGTTAGCAACTGCACTAGGTCTTGAGCCTTCCCACACCAAAGAACTTGCAGTGCCCTCAACACTAACAGATTCTATATCGTATGCTGTCGTACTTTGGTTTAGGATTAATTTAGTTACAGTAGATTCTCCATTGGAAATCGACAAATTAGTAAAATTAGGAGAAATAGCACCAGAAATATTATCATGATAAAATATTTGGTTACTTGAACAGTCATGGTCAACGTCACCGGAAGAGCCAGTTAATATGTTGAAACCGACTACTGAACTTGCTCCGCCAGATTCATCTTGCCAAGAAACATTACCGGCCCCATCTGTTTTTAGAACTTGCCCAGAAGTTCCATCTGTATTTGGAAGAGTGATGCCACCAATAGTTAAAAGACCACTAGAATCCAGTTCCATCAAAACATTCCCATTTGAAGTTAGGTTTCCCATACCATTAACTCCGTATGATGGAATATTATTTCTCCACTCAAAGCCGGCTGTATTGTATTGAGAAAAGAAAACCACTTTTTGATCATTATCCGTTACAGTTCCATTAACAGCCATGCCACCAAAGTGAGAGCCAGTCTTATGGAGAGCGAGAATAACATTCTCAACATTTGTATTGTTAGATATGTATGCTAAACCATCACCAGAAGTATAGTTACCAATTGGAATATGGTCTTTGTTTATTGAAATACCAAAACCTCCTTGGTCATAAAATGAATGAGTACCACCTAACGAAAGTGAATCGAATGCTACAATATTATTTCCTCTAATATAATCAAATCTATATGTAGAGCCACCAATTGATGCTCCCCCATCAGTGATTGGAATGATACCAGAACTTCCTATTACTAATTGATCTTGTATTGTGACTTGATTATTATAACATTCGATAGCAATATTATCAATATCACCTTCTTTCGTTACATAAAATTTTAATCTCCCGTCACCATCACTATCAGCTGCTGCAAGAATAAGTGCAGAACGTTTAAGTGTTGAAGATCCGGTATGAGCTAAGAATTGTATTCTTGCTATTTCATCATTTGTGTTTACTCCAGCTGGGGATGAAGGTGTGCCTCTGGCTTTTGTAAAAGTCCAATATCCTCCACCTACAGTGTTTGAGGCTTGATCAATAGAAAAATTAGCAGATTCGTTAATATCTCCAACTACATGGAATTTGGCTTGAGGTTCTGTTATAGCAACCCACTCATCGCTAGCATTTCTTCCGCCACCAAGATCAGTTCCTAGACCGATTGCTTCTTTGGAAATAAGAGAACCAGACACTTTTAAATTGAAATTAGTGTCCACTAAAATTCCATAGTTTCCAGCAAAACTACCATTATCGTTAAATTGAACTTGTCTATCTGAACCACCGGGAGGATTTGCCCCAGAGCCGGTTGCTTGTGCTTGGAAACTTAAATTACCTAAACCGTCTGTTGTAAGAACTTGGTTTGAGTTTCCATCTGAAGTTGGGAAAGTAAAACTGTCATTAAATGTAATATTTCCTTGAGATCCTGAAATCTTTATCCGGGATTGACCACCAGTTTTTAAGTCAATAAAATCTTCATCGAAATCAATAAGGGTGTCTCCCTCTGCATCGCTTTGCGCTTTGATATCTCCGAACTTTCGGTTTCCTTTTGAAAATTTATAAGCCATAATAATTCCTCCGATAATAAATAGAAAAAAGGGCCGAGCAAAGCCCGACCCCCGATAAATAATCTAATAAAAATTAGATTACGAAGAAATTAGAGCCATCAGAAATGATAGTAACAGCAGCAAAATCAGAATCAAGAATAATTGTGGACGCACCATCAATTGTTCCAGAAGCTGTGTCTAAAGTTACAGCATTTCCACCACCTTTTCTCTTAATCTTAAGCATCTTTCCTTCAAGAGAAGCAACAGATGGAAGAGTCAAAGTGATATCACCAGCAGAGCAATCAGCAAGAACCTGAAGACCGTTGTTCAAATTGATAGTTCCTGTGGAGTTAACATCTTGAACTGTTTCTTCAACGCCAGAAGCATTAACATTAGTCAAGTTAGAGCCGTCTCCGTAGAAAGCAGCCGCTTGAATATCGATAAGTCCAGCAGAACCAGAAGCAACAAAGATGTCTCCAGAAGAAGATGCATCAACACCACCAACGTTTTCACCGTTAGCTTGATACAACCAAGACATGTCACCAGAAGCGATGTCAACAATCAGACCAGCACCAGCAGCCGCAGCAGCATTAGCAGATCCAGAAGCAACGATAACTGCTTTGTCTTCAATAAGAAGTTCAGTTTCAGTTACACGTTCCAAAGTACCAACAACTTCCAAGTCACCAGCAATTCTTACAGTAGAAGTAGAACCACCAAGAGTCATTGTGTTTGCTCCCATGGAAGCCCCAAGAGAGAAAGCACCAGGGTTTGCAATATCAATGTTTCCATCAAATTCGATTGCGTTTACAGCAAGGTTACCAGCAGAGCTAATAACTTCTGTTCCGCTAATATCGAATGATGTAGCATTAACCTCGCCAGCAGAACCATAGATAACAGCTTTACTGTTTACAACTGTATCGGCGGCGGCACCATCAAGCAAGTTAAGTTCAGCAGCAGTTGAAGTAACACCATCAAGAATGTTAAGTTCAGAAGCAGTTGAAGTAACACCATCAAGAATGTTAAGTTCAGCCGTTGTTACGGTTGCTCCAGAAAGAATCAAAAGTTCTGTGCTAGAAACAGTGTTTGTTCCATCATTCAAAGAAAGAGTT